CCTGTACAGGTGCGACTTCTGGAGCTGCTACCGGTTCAACGGCAGGAGCTACTGGTTCGGTAGTGTTGTCCATCTTGTCTCCTTCATTTGGGTTTGTTGTCTCTGTAACTGTTTCAGTTTCAGAATCCTCTGATGCGGCTACCTCTGAAACGCGTGCAGATCGCACAGCTGGTTCGGTAACCAATGCAACGGCTGTGAGCTGGCCGTTGATAACCTTCATTGTGCCGTCTTTTTGCATTTCGTAATTGTCCACAGCCAACTCAATTGAAAATCCATCGCGTAGGCCTTCCATTGCCTCTGTCAATGCATCCGTTCCGGCTGTTGTGTTCGCAATCTTAAATGTTGCTGTCATTTCTTTGTCGTTCACACTCATGGCAATGCTCTTGCCAATTCTGCGTGTGTTGTCGTGCTCAAGGTTCAAAAAAACATCTTGTGGCTGGATTGATCCGCGAGCAAAAACCACTTTGCCGGTTGATGCATTTGCGTGCTCATTGAAAGCAACGATGCGACCGCTGATTGTGCGTTCGTTTGAATCAGCTGCCGTGATTTGCATTGGTGTTGTTAGCTTCATGAAATCATGTCCTCCATTTGTCGAATTTCCTCAGTAGTGATTGCACCGATTTCAAACAAAATCTTGTAAATGTCTGCACGCTCTTTTTCTGATCCGCGCAGATATGCCTTCAAATCAAATTCCACGCGCTGTGTTGATGGCGTGAAATCCGGCATTGAAAGTCTCGATGAAATGCTGTTCATCAGCGGCAACAATGAGAAATCCAAAAGAGTTTGGCGCGCCGTTTGGGCGTTTGCATAGGTCATGGATGATCCAGTCGGCGCGTCAATAAAGTATGCCGGAATCCCCACGGCTCTTGCTAATTCGGTGGCAATGATTTCGCGAGCGGCGTTCAAACCAATTTGCTCTGGTGAAAATCCAACCGTTGTCAATTCAACATCGGCATTGAGAAACGCTGTGCCGCGATTTCTACGAGCTGCGCCCCACGCATCAAGCAATTTTGCAATTCGATCAGCTGGCAATGCTGTGCCATTTGATTTCAAAACCATTGATGGCACCGGTTCGCGTGCGTACATTGCGGCAGCTCTTTCAAGCTCTGCACCGGCACGGATTGTGCGACCAGCGCGATTCAATAGACCTTCATCGTTGCCATAAAACACCACGAGTGATCCAACACCTGTCATTGGCACACGAGATCCATCGACTGTGTAATACTCAATCTGAGTGCCGATTGAATTTAAGAAAACGCCAACGCGATTTGGAGCAACACGCCACATTTGGCGCACGCGGCCTGTGTCAGCAAATAAATCAATGATTTGGAAATACGAAAATCCCGTAAATAACAAATCCTCACAAGCCCACACCCATGATGCGGCACCTGGTACTCGTTTGTCTGGATCGGAAATCACAACGGGTTGATCAACAATTTGGCCTGTGTCTTTGTCACGAGTAATCAATGGAATCGTGGCAATTGAATTGCAAATCATGTTGCGTGCGCGAGCAATTGCCGGCACACTCATTGCTTCCTCGCGGCTTGCAATGTAATCGGCTCCACCAAATGGGAAAAATGCATCCAGCGTTGGAGCTGGCCCAATTTGTGCAGCTACATCAGCACCGCGCGTAACTGCGACAGTTTCAATGGTGCGCTTTCGATCGAATAATCCCATGCACCCATTTTCTCAAAATGTCAAGCATCAACCCACCAAAATGTCGATTTCCGTTTCTGGGCGTGTCGCAAAGTGTGTACAAAGTGCAGCGGCCACGGCAGCGGCCACGGCGGTTCCGCTCGCACGCCTTCCTATAACCCATCCGCCATCGCCTCTACGCAATTGCACAGCTGAAAGAATCTGCTCGGTGAGTTTTGATTGGTTGCGATGTTTCAAACGCCCGGAATTGATTGCGCCCAACAATTCATCACAAGCTTGAGGATAATCCGCATCCATGTCGTGAATTGGGATACCTGCGGGCTGCAATCTGGATGCCACCGCGCCGCTTGTACGCCTTGAATAAAGCAAATACTCAATTGGGTACTTTCGACAGTATGAGGCGGCATCATTGGCAATTGCTCGATCATCAAGCTGAATTGTGTTTTCCCATGTGTGCAAGAGCTTTACAACAAATGATTCCGAGCCAAGCTTTTGGGCCGCCACCAATGCCGCATTTTTTCGATCTGGTGAAATGTCAATGGCCATCCATGTGAGCTTGTCCTCATCCAGATCAATTGTTTCATCGCCACACTCTTGCCACTCTTTGGCACCCACCACGCTGGAAATTGTCTGCACCCATCGATTCAAAACCTCAGTCATCACAACATCGGGAGGATCATTGAAAACGGCTCGGATGTTGTCTGGGTGAATTGTTATGTTGAGGCCGGGATTGGCGAAAGCTGCATTTTCCAATGAAATCTCATCGGTTGGTGCAGACCACTCAAAATAGCCCACATCATCGGCTGCACCACTAGCTGCCGCCAATCCTCTTTCGCGCAATTGGTTCAGCACCATCGAGTGAGAATCACCGGCCGAGCTGAAACAATTAACCTGTGGATTTTTGGCGGCCATCAAGGTGTACCGCATAGCTGCAAAAGTTTCCATGTCGTGCAGCTCTCGGATTTCATCCATGTGAATGGTTTCGGGTTTTGACAATCCACGAGCTGCCGACCCACCAGCTTTGATGATGAATCGATTGCCTTTGAGTGTTTGGATTTCCTCGGCTCCATGTTGCCAGCGGATTCGCTTTACTTGATTCGCCAAATCAGCATTTTCCTCAATGATCTGCACAATGGCTCGAAATTGCTCCAGCGATGTGACTAATCTGTGAGCTGTAGAAACTTGCAATGATTCATCCCAATGGAAAAGACCCATCATGATTCTGGCCATCATGTAAGTGCTCTTACCATTTTGCCGGGCTACGGATGCGACAGTTACGGGATGGAAATAGCGGCCATCACTTTTGATTTTCAAACTGTGCTCGGCCAACCATTTTTGCCAAGGCATAAAGCCGCCCGGAATGATCTGCTCAGCAAAATCGATCAGTTCAAAGCCGCGTGATGGCAAATCATTGAGTGGTGAGTGGATTCGTGGAGCTGTTACCGGCAAAAAAACCGATGTGGGCCGATCTGAGACAGTTTCAACCGCATGGGGGTCAATGATGACCTGATCATCATTAATCATGACTTATCGAGTCGTTTTGGGGTACAAAGAGACCATGGAGAGTCGGGGGTGTCTTGTCCGTTTCAAAAAAACGACCACCTTTGACCAAATTGCACTTTTGACACAATTGCCTCAAATTCCATAATTCATCGCTCCCGTTAAGCCTTTTAGGTATCACATGATCAATGTGCATCTGGCCTTCAGTTTGGCCACACATTTGGCAGCATCCGTCTCGCTTCAGCACAGCTTCTCTCAGCTTACGCCAACGGCTTGTGCTGCCGCCTTTCCAATTGCGTGACATCAATGCCACCCATGCTTTCGCCAATGCTCAAAGGCTTTGCAGCTTGAGCCTGAGTATCTGTGTGCAATGTATCTGAGGCTCCAATCAATCATGCGAAAGCCATCAAGGTTTCGATATTTAGTGTTTCGCATCTGACCCAACCCAAAGTGATTGCCATTTGGATTGATTGCCTCAACACGCCAATTGCTTTCTTTTGTGATCAATGTGTTAAAGCATTGGAATTCTTTGTAGTTCACAATCCTTGAGTGTGCATACAGTTTCAATGAATCAATTGATGGTTTCTTTGTTGCATCTTGTGTGGCCTGTGCCGGTGTTGCTGATGCAATACATAGCCCGGCCAATAGCACCAAGCATCGCTTGCGAGCTATCCGCCTCAGCGGCTCGCCCACGAGCTGGGAGCGTACCGAATGAGTCAAATAGGATGCAACATTGAGCGTGCTGTTGGGCGTTGCGCACAACCTGTGGATGATGCCTGTGGATAACTTAATCATGATTTACCCCATCCGGTGCCTTTGAATACAGCTCCAACATTGCTCCAAATGCGTGACATTGGAATCGCACAAGCCATGCAATTGCCAGCATCCACATCTCCATCGGCATCGATTGATCGATTGATGATTGCCATGGTGCCGCATTGATCACATTTGAATTCATAGGTTGGCATCTGAAAGCTCCTCGATCCGCGCATCATCAACAATCTTGATCCCAAATGTGCCACATCCCATACATTGAGCAAACCACTCATGCTCTGTTAATTCAGCACCTTTCTTGAGGCCATGGCGTTGCTTGGCCTTGCCGTAAAGCTTCTTGCAGATCGAACAATCAAATTGAAGGATGTGCATAATTGCTCCTTTGTAAAGTCTCAATAGGTTGCAGATTGATTTGAGGCACGCTCCAATTGTTTTGTGATGCGTTTCGATAGCGTGGTTTCTTAGCTACGGCCACGGGCATCCAGCCAACGATGTGCATTTTTGGTGAGTTGCCTGTAACCAATACGGCAATGTCACGATCATGTCGATCTGATTCCTGAATCCACAAATTTGAGTGTGGATTGCTTGACCATTTCACCTCAATGTGCTCTCCCACATCGGCTTTTGACTTATCCCATGTGATGCCCGGTGTGTAGTCGTATCCCAAAGCTTTGGCCACTACCCATTCAGAAACCATTGATTCAGCGTTTTGTGCAACATATTCAAACCATGACAGATTGCGCACAATGCGTGAGCTGTGATCAGCACTTCGATCATGGCAATGTGAGATCGCTGCAATCATGCATTGCACTTCCTCGATGCGGTCGATCATCGGCAATCACCACAAAACCAAATGATGTTGTCTTGCTTGTCATAGCCTTTTTGATAGCCAAAATGATCCAATCGCCTTAGCTGTGAGCATTTGTCGCATTGCTCGATTTTGTATTCCTCAACGATTTCGCCATTGCACATCAACCTGGCTTTCATTTCTTGTGGATAGATGATTTCAACATAGTCGCTCATAGCTGTGGCTTCCATGTTCCATCGCTGGTGAACACATACCAAAGCGGATCGCATTGATCTGGCTTTTTACCGACACATGAATAGTTAGCCCAATCCTTGCCTGTTTTGGCTGATGTGCCTGTGCGCCAAACGCGATGCCCATGACGGCATTGCGGTGCCTCTTGTACAAGCTCTCCACCCAATTGCTTGGCAATCTCATCCATCGATGACCCGAGTGATGGAATGCCTGATTGCTCAGCTTCAGCGGCTGTTTTGTAGCTTGGCACCTCGCCAAATTTTGTTGTCCAATAGTCGTAATCCTGAGGTTTTGTCGCATCATTGACTTTGACCTGTTCCATGGTTTCTTTTGTGGCCTTTTCTGTGCCGCCCAAAACCAAGGCCATTACACGCATCAAAGCTGAGGTGGTTGTATCCTCGCAAAACCAGCGTTTCATGTTCGGGTTGTACGCCTCACGATAGCCAAAAGCGTAATCAATACCGGCTGGCTCTGTTTCCTCTTGATTGCGCCACGCCTTAGCTTGCACAAGCACAAAACCTTTGTCAGCATTGAATTCCACAATGTGAGCTTCAAGCCGGCCTTGAGGAAATGTCTTGATCCATCGATCTGTTCGCTCTTTGTTGCCTTCGTAGTTTTCTAGAAATCCGGCCATTAGTTGTTCACCTTCTCATTTAGCTGAGAGATGTGACGAGATACCGCCCGGCCTCTTGTATAGCCTTGTCGCTGGCCTTCTTTGAATCCGACCGCGTAGCTCATAACAGCCCACAAGGCTCCAGCAATGATCATAAAGATCACAATTGATAATTCGTTCATTGTATTGCTCCCGATTCGGGAACTACTGTGCTTCGCTCCCGAAAGAGAGAGTGACAGGATCAGCCGACAAATTCAAGAATCACGCTCAAATCATGGCGTGTCGCTACCGCCTAAACGCCTGTCAATGGTTTTTTCATATTCTGATTTGCTCTTGTCTTTGAGGCCGTTAGATGCTAAAACCCCACCCAATGACCCGGTGAGAAAAATTGCCAAAGTCTTGAGCAGATCAATGAAAGCCGCATCATTGGGTGCTTGTGCGCCAATTGGCTGGGTGACAAAAATCAATGCATATGTGATGCCAAGCGTGACAATCAAGAATACAAATGACAAAACCGCGCCAATCAAAAACATCAAACGCGCTTTGATTTCCTCTTGGCTTAATCGATCTTTATTTTTCGAGGCCATCACCAATCACATCCTCGGTGCAAGTGCCTGTGACCTTGCATTGTGGCTTTTGACATTCTGGCTTTTCCCAATTCTCAAACTCTTGGCATGGATATCTGATCCAACCTTGATAACCACACCCGGCAAGGCTTAGCGAAAGGATCAAAGCTAAACCTACCGCGTGTAGTTTCGGGATCATTTCCCCGTTGATCCGAAAGCTTTGTCAGCTGGGTTGAGCCAACGCAAAATGACCGGCACAACAGCTGCCACGCCACCCATTGCCATTGCCTTGAGATCGCCCCCGGCCATGTACACAGCCAATGCAGCTGCGATGTATGAGCGACCCCATGAGGCCGCGATTGCTTTTGCTTGATCCATCATTTTTCTCCTTTTGGTCGATCTGGTAAATCACCAGAAAAAGGCTCATAAGTTGGTCGGCCGTAACCGACAACAAACGAGCGTGCTCCCAAAGCTCTTGATTTGACCATGACCTCGCCACCATTGCGTTGATCACCACGGCCAGATGTATTGCCTTCGATTGTCACGATTTGTTTTTCTGAACAACGAATCACCAATCCAATGTGATTGATGATTGTTTTGTCATCATCGATGAAATCAAAGAAAACAAAATCGCCAATCTTTGGTGTTGTGTGCCATTGCTTAGCCTTTTGAAATGCCTCGGCTCCAACACGAGTGCTCACTACATTTGGCACTTTCACACCAGCTTGATCAGCACACCAATTGAGAAATGACCCACACCATGGCAGCTTGTCGGCTTTCATGTGCTTGCCGTACTTGGTTTCATTGTTGCCGGTTTCGGCCGTGCCCACCTCAGCGAGCGCAACCTGAATCAAACGCGGCAATGTGCCTTGTGGAAATGTCAAGCCAATGCCGCCTTCAATTCCTCAATGGATAATCCAACGCTTGCCAGTTTTTCAGCAATAGTTGGCTCGGGCGCAATCTGTGTGCCATTATGTGCAGAAATTACGGCTTCAGCCTTTTCTTGATCTTTGTTGGCAATATCCAACCACAAAGAATCTTCATCATCAATAAATGGAAAACCAGTGACCTCAACATTTTGTGTTTTCAATTGGGCCAATAACTCTTTGCCGTTTAAATTTGCTGGTTTATTGAATTTGATCATGTTATGCCCCCAAATAAGTGACTTGGAAATTGCTGCCTTCGGTGCCTCCAATGTAATCAAGCGAACCGCCTGATGTTTGGAGAACATTGTATGAAATGTAATCAGTTGCGACTAAAGACATAATCAAAGATAAAGTCAAAACAGTCACGCCACCTGAAACTGGAGGATTCGTAAATGTCCAATCCACCGAGCCGTTTTTTTGTAATCTAGTTAATCGCTGGCCGCTGGAATTGCTTTGAATGTATTCACGGATGACAACCAGGTATTTTCCGCCTTTGCCAGTAGGAATTGTGATGCGCCCGGTGTTTGTAGTTGTTGAATGGAAACCATCTGTATCCCAAGCTTCACTATTAAATGTCATTAAAGTTTCGCTAGAATCCGAAATTGTCACATTGCCGCTTTTGTAAATGCTGCAACCGACATTGCCACCAGCTGCGGGTGTTGCCCATGTCGGCACGCCGCCTGAAACTGTCAAAACCTGACCAGAAGATCCAATACCTAAGCGGGCAGGCGTTGTGCCGCTCGATGAATAAATTGTGTCACCTGTTGTTGTAAGTGGGTTAGTCATATAAACAGTTGGTGTTGCCCATGCCAAACCGGTTGCAGCGGTTGAGTCAGCTGTCAAAACTTGACCATTTGTGCCCACCGCTAAACGGGCAGGCGTATCAGCTGCTGTTGCTCCAATTAAATCACCTTTTGCATCAACAATTGTGTTTTGGATAGCGTTGGCATCATCTGATGTGACCCATACAAAATCCATATCAGCATTTGAATTTTTTGAAAGCACTTGACCTGATGTGCCGCCTTTGAGATCAGCCATCGATGTATCAACCGCCTGACCAAATACCTCAAAATCAGCTGGCAAATCCGTGACCAAATCGGTCGGGGTCGGCATTTGCCATCCAAAATTGCTCGTTGGATTTGCCATTTTTTCTCCTTACGCTACGACTAACGCGGTAGCCCAATCTAGGCTGCCGCTAATTGAATTCCATGTTTCTGCTGCTGAGACATCTTGCCATTGCATGGCTTGCAATGAAAATGCCAATGGGGAAAGAATAGCCGTGACCGATACGGTGTTGTAAGCGGCACGCCATGTCCAGCCTTCGACAAATCCAAGATATGTGCCGGCTGACATGTTGAGCGGCAAATCATTGATGCGCAATGGCAATCCCATGAAAATGTTGATCAATGCATCACGATCAGCATCATCAATTTCTGGGTTGGTCAGCTCAAATGTGATTTGATTGAAATTGGCCTGAGGATAAGCTCTGAGCGTTAAGTAGAAAGCCGCTTGATCCTCGGCATCGCTGGCATTTTCAATCGTGGTCGTGATGATTTGAGCTAATTTGCCGTATAAAGCAATAGATGTTGCATCAGAATCCACAACCTCATTGGCTGAATTGTTGCCGTACTTGATCACAATTTCGTTGCGGATGTCACCGGCTCGGGTTTGGATCGAAAGCGAATTGGCTATTGCTTGAGCGGCTGATACATCGGTATAACCATTTGTGGCCAAATAAATTGACCGGTGATCTGCCGAGGCATAGGAAATTTGGCCTTGAGCGTTTTCGTAAATGTAGCCCAATCCCGATGTTGCTAAAGCTGATACAAGAGAATAAACATTTGTCGTTGATGCTGATCGGTTGGCTAGCTCGTAGCTACCTGGTGTATCGATCTGGCCCAATCCTGTGTTTTCCGCATCTTGCCATTGAATCGTTGGATCGTATGTGCTCCATTGCAAAGCTGCCGGCACTTCGTTCCATGAGTTCACCAAAAGATCGGTGAGGATTGACAGGATTTGATCACCATCAAAATCCTTGGCCAAAACGCCTTCGGTTAAAACTTTTGGCAATCTAGCCAAAGCACCCAAAGCCGTAACCGACACGGATTGATTGATGCCTACCACACCCGATGTTGCAATTCCAATGTCAAATTCCACAACTGTGCCACCAAAAATTGGTACAAAAGTTGCTGTCGAATCTTGCAATTCAATGGAAACAGCATCATTGATTTCAATGTCAATGATTGATTGATCAAGGTTAATCAGCTCTAAATTGACATACCCGGCATTTGCTTGCTCATAAATGTTTGTCCGACCTGATGTGATGGAAAGATTGGCAAGCGCGTAATTGGTGTATGTGGTACCACCAATGATCACGCGCCAAACAGGATTGAAAATGGTCATGGCGTGACCAAATTGCCAGCACCACCTGTGCCGCGATAGTAAGAATTGTTCAGTGTGTCCACGATTGTGCGTGCTGTGCCTTCCGGATCGATAGCACCAGAAACATTTATTGTGATTCGTTCAGCCGTTGAAAGGCCACCGGTGGCCGCTAATCGTGCAGCTGCGGCGGTTTCGCGTGCTTGTCTTAATCTCTCTGTTTCAGCCTTCAATTCCTCACGCCTTAAAATGGCAGCTTGCATGGCTGGTGAATAATTGGATAAAGCTGTCCCCGTGAATGTCGGTGAGCTGGATGATGGTGTGAATCCTCCCCCACTATCGAATCCTCCACCAGTTGAGCCTGTGTCACCCATGTCGAAACCCACACCAGCTTTGAGCGACTTGTCACCAGAATCGCCAAAGAAAAAGCGCGTGACCGGGTTATCTTTGATGAAATTCACAAACTCTTTCATTTTGTTAATTGTGTTTGAAATGAATCCAACCAGTTTTGAAAAGCCTGTGACCAGCCCGGCAACAATTGTGCCGATAGCTTCTAAAGATGTTTTGAATTGACCGGCCAAAAGTGGCACCAAATACTTTTTGACAAATTCCCATACTTTTGCGAGCGCATCATAAAATGGCTGCAATTCCGCTGAATTGTCTGTAATTGCTTTTTTGATCTTATCAAATGCCGATTTCAAACCTTCAAGAATTGGCCCGACAATTGCCCCAATTGCTGGGATGACTTCTTCATAAAGAAATTTCCACCATGAAACCAAAACTGGCAACAAATCCTCTTTGACAGTTTTGAAAATCTCGCCGAATGCTGGCCCCAAAGTCTCGCCCAAATTCTTTGCAAAATCTTGAATGGCTGGGATGCCTTTGTCCACAAAATTGCTAATCAAAGGTGTGAGCGCATCCAGCACATACGATCCGACAGTTTCTTTTGCTTCATCAAATGCAACAGTCAGCCGCGCCATTTTGCCTTGAAATGTCTCAGCTTGCTTTGATGCTTGACCTTCAAAAGTCTTTGAAAGTGCGGCGGCGGCAGCATCGAAATTTTTTGATTTGATGATGCTGTCATCAATCCCAACACCCAAACGCTTGAGTGCTCCTAAATTCCCATCGTAAGCTTTACCCAATGCCTCAGAAACGGCTGAAAGGTCTTTGCCTGTACCTGCGGCAATGTCCAAAGCCAATGATTGCAATTCCTGTGCTTTGGTCGCATCCTTTGTCGAGCGAATCAACCGATCCAGCGATGGCCTTAATTGGTCATCGGTGATGCCGTTAGCCAAAGCGGTTTGAGTTATGTAATCCTCAACAGCTTTAATTTGTGCATTGGTGGCACCTGTAACATTTTCCAATGTGGTGGCCAATTTGGCTTGAGCGGCTTCATCCTCAATGGCAGATTTAACGCCATCAACCAGCAATGTGCCGGCATAAGCTGCGGCAGCGGCACCGGCTACGGCAAAAGCTGCGCCGGCTTTCTTAGCAAATCCACCGAGTTTTGAGCCAAAACCTTCGACTTCATTTGAGCCGGTATTGAGGCTTTTTTTGAGCTGATCTACATCTGCCAGAATCGACAGCTTGAGTGTTCTTGATTGACCAGCCATCACCACTCCTTCAAAATCTTAGAAAATGCCGCTTCCCATTGAGCGATGATGTGAGGTTGCTCAGCTCTCAAGGTTGGATAGATAAAGTATCCTCTTGATCCACGACCTTCACGGCCAGACCACACCGGGAATTGCTTGAATTTATTTGATCCAAATTCGTAACCGCCCCAAAGCTGTTGAGTTGTACCACCACCGCTGAATTTCTGAGAAACAAAACCAAATGACAATTCACCAATCTTTGATGACTTGCTTACACGCGATCCATCAGCAATTCGGCTTGCCGCTTTATTTGGGCGATTACTGGCCACGCTTTTGATCTTTGATTGCACATAAGTGGCCAAGCCATTTGATACGCCTTTGGCCTGTTGTACAGCTTCATCATCCATTGCCTTGAAAGCTTTGAGGATTCCGCGCAAATCACTCTTGTCATAGGTGATTGACTCAGTTGCCATTTCTAATCCTCAGTATCTCAAAAGCGGTTAAAATGTCCTCAGCGGTTTGAAACTCTGATCGTGATAAGCCGGTATCAATGGCCAATTCCCAAAGAATCCGGTTTATTGATCCGGATTCGTAGCTTTTGGGTTTTCGGTTTCTCCCATGCTGATGTCACTTACAGTCTCGCACCAAATCTCAAAAGGCTTAACAGTTTTGCCGGCTGCCTCGCGCTTCATTGCGTGATACGCCAAAAACATCAAATCTGCAATGCCCAATTTCTCAGATACTTGCTGAATCGTGTTTCCGGTCTTTTGTTCCCATTTCATCCACTCCGGTGGGAGCGCGGTATAGGTCGCGCTCTCACCGGTAGCGAATTCAATTGTGATTGCTAGTTTCATGCTCCCGATTTCCTTTCGTTAAGCCAATGTAGGTGTTGTCACACAGGTAAATGTCATTGAGACAGTCTGTGCATCTGGTGCCGTTCCTCCAGCTGATGGGAAAATCGGCTGAACAGTAAAGTTGAAAGTTGTGCCGGTTTCAGCTTCTAGGATTACCGCCAAAGGTGTGTTTGGGTTTGTCTCAGCTGAATTCCAAAGCATTTCGCAAAGCGATGAAGCAACGCCCCAATCGGCAAGCATTTCAACAGCAAAAGATCCTTGCGAATCCGTAGTGTAATACGCCTTGCCATCAAGTGTCTGGTATGTGTTGATCGTTGATTCAACAGTAAGGATTGCAGATGTTGCTTGTGCATCAAAAGTATCCCCATCGATGCTGAAGCTCACATTTCTGCCGGTGATGATTGTTGTGGCCATGTTTTCTCCTATTGGTTGTAGTATGTGGATAC